ATTACCATGCTTGCGTTAAGTCCGTCTAATTTATCCGGGTTAGAGGCAAGGCAACGGGCAAAAGAGGTTTTTCCCTTTATGCGGTTATATATGATTTCTCGATTAATTTTGAAGTGTCTAAACTTCGGATCGAGAGACTTTAAAATATTACGTATTTCGTCAAAACAGACTTTCGCTTGATTGTATGAGTTTGCGGCTACATATGTTTGTGCGTTCGCATCACCGAACAACAAATCGTTAATCGAAAGACTCGCTACGCTTGTTGTCTTACTGAATTTACGCGGGACGAATAAAAGAGCTTCACGAATCAAACGTTTGTTTGTGCCGGGCTTGTAAAACGCAAGAATGTTAGAGAACTGAAACACCTGTATCGGAGTCAGTTTGTATCTAGTCTTTCCCTTTGTGCCGGAGAACTTCAAACGCTCGTAAAACGTGACGAACTTCTTAACTTCCTTGATGCGAAATTCGTATTTACTAAGGAATGAAAAGAAGCGACGAACGGCTAGTAACTCATAAAGATTGTGTGCGTTTGGGTTAATAATGCAGCCCTTTATATACACGTTTAATCTTTCGTCCGCCTTACCTAGCTTATATGAATCAACGTCGATATTATGCAAATCGGAGATAACCGACTGCTTTAATGTAATCAGTTTATCTCTAGTCTCCTTCTCCATCGCGATCTATCTTATCTACCTCGTTTATTAAGTCGTTCACCTCGTCATCGTCAGACGCGGACAAAGTTTGTAGTGTCAAGCCAAGTTCCCGCAACTGTTTGCGAGTAACTTCGAGCGCATCAAATAAAACTTTGAAAGCCGGATGCGCCACGAGCTTCTTATTTCCTTCGCGAGAAACTTCCGTAACAAACGAACGTTTCTTCTTTGCTATGTCATTGAGAGCGATCTTAAACGCAATGTAAGAACCTGCACAAAGAGTTATACACAAATCCAAATCAGATGTGTATGTTCCTTGTGAGTTCATCGCGGCGCGAATCTTTTCTTTTATATCGTCTAAATCACTCATTTTTATATGCGTTTTTGCATATATGAAAAGATCGCAAGTATTTGGTAGCGCGGAAGTTCGAGAAGAAAAGCTCACCCCCAATGAGCACCCCCTCATTTCAAAAATTGCTCGCGCGTGTAAAAACAGGGTGAGGTGGGTTTCACGTATAGCGTTAAAAAATAAAAAACCGCCCCCTCTTTACGAGATAAGGCGGAGATACAAAATATAAATAAAGTTGGTTCTACTTTACAGTTTCAGAGTCCTTACCATTGGATAATTGAATAAATTTAAATATTTTATTTACTTCGTCTAAGCATTGCCTATCA